GGCTACTCCTCGGGATTGCAACCGCTTGTTCAGTTGCAAAAATCGTCCAGTGCCAACGTCGATTCGGTTGTTGTCGACTACTTCAAGGTGACTTGCAAGCGAGCCTAATTGATGAGCTTGCACGATATCATTATCGAGGATGCCAAGAACGTATTCGCCAACCCGCAAGACTTTGCCGAATCGGTCGTTTACTACAAGCGAAACGGTCGGTCGAGGAAGATCAACGCGGTGGTTATTCGCGAGGCCCTTGGCATCCTTCCCGAGGATGGTGACGTTGTTTATCCGATGTTTGAAATCCACGTTGCTAACGATCCCTCCGAGGGAATCGCAAGCGACGAATTGAACTTGGGCGGCGATCAGTTGGAATTCTCGGATCGAGTCGGCCAGCCACCAAAGCGGCATTCGATCCTAAAGCTACTCAGCCATGATGAAGGGATGCTAGTCCTAGAATGCCGTTAGCAGTCGTCGAAGAAATCGCCGTTGTCCTGAAATCGCGTCTCGATGCGATGATTGACGATGCTACGTACTCGACGGCGATCAGCGAAGTACAGCGACCGAATCGGTTTGCCAGCTTTACGCCAGCCCACAACCAGATTGTCCTCACGCAAGGGCCAGCCGAGCGGGTGCCAGACCTGGACAGGCCCGGCAACCCTCCTGCCAATGCGATGCGGCAGACGTTTAATATTCACTGCCATATCCTCCAGGATGAACGCGGGACCGAAACCATCGACGAACTACTAAACGCTTTCCATGCCGACGTTATCAAGGCCGTTTGCAATGGCTCTAGCACTTGGCACACGTTCGGCGGCAATGCAATCGATGCAACCTGGGGCAGCATTCAATTCATCGCGGCAGACGGCGGGATAGACGGATTGACGATCCCATTACAAATTACTTGCCGATACTCCGAAGACGACCCAACGGAGCTGCGAAACTGATGATAAATGTCACAGTCGATCAAGAATCGTTACGACAGATGCGGGCCAATCTAGGGGCCTTCGGTGACCATTTGCCAAGGCATCTAGCAACAGCGGTCAATCGGGCGGCTAGGTCCGTTCGAGTCGAATGCGCTCAAGCCTTAGGGCCTCTCGTCAATTTCAAGCTAAGCAGCGAAAACAAAGGCGTAGCCAAGCCAATCAGCAAGGCCAAGACGCTAAAGAAAACGATCAAACAAAAGAACAAAGCGACCCCAGGAAATGCGGGCGTTACTATCGGACTTTGGGAGGGGCATTACTTCCCGGTCAAGTATTTCGAGGGCAAGTCCTACAGTCGAAAGCGTCGAGGCAAAATCAAAAGCCTTGGGGCGCAGTACAAGACCCATGTGGGCGGCGGTTGGACAGTGGTTCAAGATGGCTTTGTAGCCTCTCGATGGCGGGGCGATATCTACAAGCCCGCTTCCGAAGGCTCTCGCAAGCTTCTTAGGGTACTTGGCAAAAGACCCGGCGATTTCTTCCGGGAGGGTAATATTGGAGAGATTGCAGGGGCCAAAGCACGCGAACGGCTACCCATCGAAATTAATCGACGGCTACGCGAAATCACACTGGCGGCAAGCGGCAAAATTAAACTTACGGCAGGCAGGCGAAAAAGAGACACAGGAGCAGGGTTAGACTAATGACACTACTAAAACGCAAGCGGGTATTGGCAGCGAAGATTGAGACGACCCCAGGCACCGCCGAAGCATTGACGGCAGCGGAAGCCTCTTTTAACTGCTATGAGATTGCCATTCAACACGAGATCGAGACCGAAGCCCGAGAGGGCCAAGGATCGTTTGGGATGCGAGCGTCGACCCCCGGCGGTTACAAAGGCAAGGTAACATTCAAGCACGACGCATCGTGGGACGGGACAGCAACCGAGCCATCTTGGGCTGATACGTTTCTTCCGGCTTGCGGATGGGTCAAGTCTGGTCAAGTATTCACCCCTCGCACAGAGGCCCCAGGAACCAACGTCAAGACCCTGACGATCGCGGTGTACATCGACGGCAAACGCAAGACCTTGCGGGGATGCGTTGGCACGTTCAAGGCCAATTGCATGAGCGGCAAGACTGTCGTTTTTGAGTTTGAGTTTATCGGTATCTGGGATTCGCCTACCGACGTTGCGATCCTCGCACCGACTTACCCAACGGCTAGCCCATTGCGGTTTGCGTCAAGCGTGACGACCTGGAACAGCGTTGACCTTGCCGTGGAATCGATGGTGCTCGATTCGGGTAACTCGATGTTGCTCCGAGAGGACTCAAGCGATGTTTCCGGATTCAAAGCGGGCTTGATTTCCAACCGCATCGTCAAGATCACTGGCAACCCAGAAGCCAAGCTAGTTGCTACTCAAGATCGCTACGGCAAGTATCTTGACCTGAGCGAACATGCTTTGACGTTCGACATCGACGGACCAACCAACAGCAAGATCACAATCGCGGCTCCAAAGGCTCAGATTGTGGCGATCAGCGAAGCCGACCGGGAGAATATGGTTGTCGATGAAATCGAATGGCAAGCCAACCGCAACGGATCGACAGCAGACCAAGAATGCTCGATCACCTTTACCGCAGCGACCTAACACGGAGAGACCATGCCAATTTTTCTAGAGCCAGATCAGAGCTTTCCGGTCTGGCTGGAATCCGACAAAGACAAGCCTGAAGAGTCTAGACCTACGTTTTTCGTGCGATCCCAGTCGATGCGAAACCAACGCAAGGTGCTCGAAGTGCTTGACGTTATCCACAGGCCCGGCGTAACGGTCGAACAGATTTTCAATGAGACTGTCGAGCAACTTAAAAAGGTGCTTGCTGGTTGGTCGAACATGAGCGGCATCGCGTTTGGCCCCGAGGCTATCGAGGACGTTTTCACGCTCACGGAGGCTAGGGAATTGCTCAGGCTGGTTGCCTACAATCAGCGAATGGACACAACCGAAAAAAAAGGCTGAGAGTCGCGGCGATGATACGGCAAGGAATGCTTTGCCTTTATTGCAGCGACAAGGAATGCAAGGACAGGGGGACCGATGCAGAACCAATTGAAATCGAGTGCGTTGCGTGCAACGGGGCAGGATGCGACGAATGCACCGAAGGCGTTTATCGCGTCGAGGGTTGCCCGAATCAGTATTGCAGCGGACTTACTCAGTTTGTCGAGTTGGTCGATTTGTTCGATGAGGGCCTACCCCCGGTAGCAGGCGGTGCGTTGGATCAGTCGGCTAGTTTTATCGAGGCGTCACGGCGGTTTAAAATCGAAGAACAACGAGCGAAAGCGGAACGGAAATAAGCGATGGCCGGGGACGCAATCAAGATCGTTATCGAAGCCGAGGACAAGGCATCCGCGCAGGCGATCAACGCATCGAGGAACATCGAGAACGCGGTCAAGGGCGTTAAGGAAACGGGGCAGAAGGCCAAAGCATCGACTGAGTTTATCGGCGTGCTAGCAGGGCAGCTAGGCGGCTCGCAGTTGCAACAGGCAGCGGGTGGAGTCGCGGCGATCACGGAAAAGGTAGGGCAGTTCTCCGAGGTAATGAAAGCCGGTGGCGTTGGGGCGATGGCGTTTCAGGCCGGTATCACGCTTTTGGTGACAACGCTATCGTTTAATCTCGGCAAGTCGATTGGCGAAGCTATCTTTGGCGTTCGAGAGCTCAAAGACGAATTTGGCGAAGCTCAAACTCAGGTCGAAGCGTTTACGGCTCGAATGAATGAGGCGGCAAACAAGGGCTTTAAGGAAAAGCTTGAGGATTTATCTTTAATCAAAGACCCGGCCAAGCAACAGAATGAAGCCGTCGCAGCATTCGAGGAAATTCAAGCTTCGATCAACAAAGCCTACGACAGCTTCCATCATCGCCAACGTGAAATCGAAAAGCTTACGATGGAAAGCGGGTTGCTTGGAGACAATCAAGACGCAATCAACAATTTGATTCTTGAAAACAATCAATACGTCGACACGATCGACAACCTTGAGAAGCAGAAGGTCGCTTTGGCCGACGTTTACGGCGAACGGGCCAACGGCATCAAGGCAATCAAGGCGCAGCAAAAGGCCGAGGATGAAGCAGCGGCAAAAGCCAAGCAAACGCAAGCGTCGATACAGTCACAGCTAAAGAAAAGCAACTACGCCTACATCGAGCTTACCGAGGGCGTCGATGCGGCTCGGATGGCTCAACTTGTCGATGAAGGTATCGACGAAACAAACGCTAAACGGATTGTGTTTGCAGAGCAAGCAACGCGGCTAGAAAAGGAACGGGCCGACGCGAAGAAAAAGGACGACGACCAAGAAGCCCAAAGGATTCAACGCATCGCGGATTTGCAGGCCAGCGAAATCGACCGAATCAAAGAGCAAAAAGTATTGCTCGAAGAGGGCGAAGAGGCAGCGACTAGATTCAGGCTTGAGCAGCAGGGGCTAGGCAAGGAAGCAGCGGCTCGAATCGCATCCGAGCAAGCAGCTTTGGACCGGCAAAAGAAACAGGGCGAACTAGCCAAGAAGCTTGCCGAGAAGCCCCAGCTAATGAGCGTAGAACAGCGGCTAGTATCGCGGGGCGTTAATGAGGACACGCAAAAGAATATTGCAGCCAACACGCTAAAAACCGTCGAACGGCTCGAAGACGTTGCGGCAGCGATCAGAGACCAATCCAAGCCCCAAGCGGCAGACGCCTTGCAAGTGGAGTTTGTTGGATGAGCAACATAATCGAAGTCACTGAAATGTGGAGCAAGCCGACCTCATCGGTAAGCCTTTCGGACAACTTCCGCAAGCGATCGATCAAGCTACAGCGGGCGTTTCAGATCCTAACGAAGCCAACGGCTAACGAGTACGATTGCTATCGATCAACTGGCATCCTCGAAGGCGATCGATTCAGCGATCAGTTTCCTTATGCCTTTGCGGACAACTTTTCCTTGTCGCGCCAAAGCCTTATCCTATGGCAGCTAAACATCGACTACAGCGGCGAACTAGGGCCAAGCGACAACCAGGACAACCCGTTATTTACTCCTCCTAGAATCGACTGGGACGACGTTGAAACCGAAGAGGAAATAGACGAGGACTGGGACGGCAAGCCGATTCAGACTATCAACGGCGAACCGATCGAGGGCGTCAAGACGCTCTTGCCAGATCAGACCGTATCGATTAAACGGAACATGCTTTTGTTCAACCCGTTCATCCAGGCCCGATACCGCCGATCGGTCAACAGCGATTCCTATCTTGGATGGCCTCCTGGCACCGCAAAACTAATGAAGCTATCGGCGTCAAATGTCGTCACCCCCGAGCTTGCCTACTGGGAGGTGACCGGCCAAATCAGATTCCGCTATCCATACCGCACGACCAATGAGCGGGCATGGTATCGACGGGTTCGGCATCAAGGCTATTATAAGCGGGTCGACGTAAGCAACAACGAAACGCAGATCATCCGAGCGATGAAGGGCGGCGAACCGACTAACAGGCCGGTCTTGCTCGATGCCGAAGGCTACGAAATCCCGCAGGGTGACGGCCAGCAGGTCGAGGCCCATTGGCTAGAATTTAAGATTTACGATTCCCTTCCCTATGGAGCATTGGGCTTACTATGACAACCGTAACCGACGTAACAATGATTCTGCCCCCCGAGGTGATTACCAACTATACGATCGCGGGGAATGCCGACATCGCGACTACCAAGCTAGCCCAAAGGGTGCTTGCTGAATCGATTGTCCCATTGACTCAGGCGCGGACCTGGGATGCAGTTGCAAGCAATTTGCCCGCATCGGCATCGAGCGACGATCTAGGGCTAGTCTCAGGCACTTGGGGAACCAATCCAGCCAGAATCACGGCAGGCGATGTTAAGACCCTTGGAGCGACCACCAGACGCCTCTATTTGGCAATCCCGATTCCGGCCAACTATGAGGACGGGCAGACGATCCAATTGCAGATCCGGGCCAAGATGGAGACGACCGTAGCGGATGTTTCTTGCACGATCGACGCAGAGGCTTACGTCGGCTCGGATGGGTCGCTATCGAGCGACCTAGTGACAACGGCGGCGCAGTCGATGAACAGCCTTACGGCGGCGGCTTACAACTTCACGGTCAACGCAACGGGCGTCGACCCGGGGGACTTGCTCGAAGTGCGTTTGTCGATCAGCAGCAACGATGCAGCGACGGCTACGGCGGTGACCCCGGCGATCTATTCAATCGCCCTCCTCTGCGATACAAGGGGCTAACGTGGCCAAAGAGATCGGAGCATACACGCCGAAACAGGCCAAGCGGATTTGGGAATCTGTGCAAGCTTTTGAGCGGATGGGGTCGACATCGGCAACGATGGCAATTCCCTACACACCAACTCCAATCTATTTCGTGAACAAGTCGACCGCAACGATCCCGGCTTACGGTTGCATCCAGATGAACGGGGCAAGCGAGATCGACGGAACGACCTATATCGAGGTCACTAGGCCGTTTGACTACAGCAATTCCGTTATGGGGCCTTTCCTGTTGAATGGGCCGGGCGAATGCTTGCCGGATGAAATCGGCACCGCTCAATGGGGGCCGATCTTCCGAGCCAAAAAGGATTCGTCGACATACTTGACGGGTACACGGATGGGGCCGGTGGAATCGTCGTTCAACCTCTCGAAGGGATGCCTGTTTACGTTCATCGGTGACGATGAGCAAGAGGACGATCTGATAAAGGTGATTGCTTGCGAGACGCCATTGCTGGCGGTGGCAGGATCCGGAATCGGTGCGAATACGAGCGGGACCGTGACAGCCAAACAACCAGCCAGCGGCAATTGGACAGCGGGGACGATAACCTATACGGCATGGAATCCAACGGGCGTGGCGATCGCTTCGGCGGCTAGCGTCTTGCTGTTTCCGGTCGATGCCAAATGGCTTGCAGTGGAGTTGTGCTAAATGGGCGGGATAGGTCGATGCTGTTGCACTTGCGAATGCTTGCCGATCGAGGATTTGCCGACCGTTACGATCAGCGGCTATACCGGCGGCGGATGGAGCGGTACTTGCTGCTACGAGCAAACCTTCACGCCGAACGCTACGCCAAGCTGGTCGAAAAATTGCAGCTCTTTACTTTACGAAGGCTCGGTACTTCAAGAATGCACAACGCTTCACACAAGGCAAACCAGGGGTAGCTATCGAGGGTTTGAGTATGGGCCATTGGGCGGCGATTGTAGCGATGTTCCAGAGGATTATTGTTGCGGCGGCAGCTACTCCCCGATAGCAGAAACACAAAGCACAGTAGCGTACACCGACAATGCTTTTATGGCGGTTTGGCGCAGACCCAAAAGTATCGTCGTTCGCATTAGCCAAGAGGAAGTTGACTGCGAAGGCGTTGAGGGGCAAACCGGCGGGTGCAAAATCGTTATTCGGTCTCGGTTCATTTACGAGTACGAAACGGCGATCTACCAAAACGGATTAACAAGCGGATCTCAAACGGTGACGATGCTTAATACCGATTGCTTCGAGGTAAATCCCGATTACGAAATTAGCATAGGCGCATCGGGTGCGATTGGTTGCAGCGAAGTACCAGCCGACCCACCGCCTTTTAGCGGGTCGAATTTATGCCGAAACTCAGGTGTGTTTGGTTTCGATCGAGTTCGATACTATGACGAAATGCCGACCGGGGCAATTCAATTTACAAACGCCGAAGTCCCCGGGTGCGAAGCTAGCTCTTGCAACTATGAACCGTACAACTACGCAAGCTCGGTTTGCATCAACTCACCATCTAGCCCATCTGCCCTCACGGGATGCTTTTTCAACGAGCCGTGCTACTGTACCGATGAAGTCACATCGGGCGGGCCTATCATCGAATCCGAAGCGGAAAACTGTTTCAGTGATGGGCTAGGGCAGACCCCAAACGTAACAGATATTGACGGGTGCTTTGACGATCCTTGCATCCCGGCGGTATCCTGCACGACGAATTTAACGATATGCGCGACCCCTGAATATGAATGCCCAGGCACGGCGTTTTCCGTCAACTGCCTAGACTTTGAAATCAACCCAGAGAATGAAGCGACTTGTTTTAGGCCGGGCGTAGGCTTTCCATTCGGAGATTTGTCCGCTTGCGGTTGCGGTATCAGCGTAGGCGATGCGGGCGGAACTACACCGCCGTACTTCGACACATCGGACTGTTTCGTGGGCAACTGCAACGAGGCTTGCTGCGATTTCCTCGACGATTGCGAATGCTGCTTACCAGATGGCCGATGTTTGCCTAAGTTCGCTCAAAAGTGGAATCAAACAGTTACCGCCCACACTCGAACCCAAACGTGTTCGGGTTTTTCAAGTCAATCAGTCTGTACAGGTGCTCCATCGTGGACAATCAATCTGTCGTAAACATAAACATGGACGGGACGCCATTCACCCCAGGCAAGCCAGCGCAGCCGCGATCTTTTACGATCACGATGGTAGGCGATCCACCGCCGACAATCAGCCAGGAGCAAGTAAACGCAAAGCGGATTGAGCGAACAATCAAGCAAGGCCAATTCGCTTGGGCCAAACTCCACAGCTATCGCGGGTGCGATCCTCAATGGCTAGATATTTGGCAGTACCTAATCCCGCAGCGGTGCGATTGCAAGGACGGATACCAGCGGATCCTTGCCGAGATCCCCCCCGACTTCTCGTCCCCCGAAGCATTCTTTGCCTGGGGCGTTCGACTGCACAACGCAGTCAACGCGAAGCTTGGCAAGCCTGAAATCACGATCGAAGAAGCCTATTCTATTTGGAGCAAATCAGATGGCTTGGAAGTTAAAACGAATCTCGAACAACGTCCATGAAATAACGATCGACCTAAGCAGAAACAAAGACTGG